TAACGAAAATACTATACAAGCGATAGAATTAGAACAGCGACAAAACTTAAATAGATTAAATGCGTTAAAAGAATTAGGACTTCTAGAGGCTGAATTAGCCGTAGCTAAATATGAAATTAATCTTTTCTACAGTAAACTATTAGCACAAGAGCAGGAAAGATTGGATAGGCAAGGATATGCAATGAGAATGGAAATGTTTGGTCATTATGCAGATTCATTAGGTAGCATATCTGGATTGATGAAGGAAAACTCAAAAGCATCTAAAACTTTTGCATTATTAGAAATTGCTGCAAATACAGCAATAGGATTTTCACAAGGATTAAATCTTGCACAACAACAAGCCAAAGAAGCTGCACCTGTTTCCGCATTAGCGTTTCCACTATTTTACGCTTCACAGATAGCAGCAGTATTAGCTGCAGCTAATAGAGCAAAGTCTATACTATCAGGAGGAAGTATAGGTGGGAGTGTTGGTGGTGGACCAGGTGCTAGTGTTGAAGCACCCGATTTCAATGTAGTTGGTGCGTCACCTGAATCGCAATTAGCACAATCAATTACAGGTCAGCAAGAGAAGCCATTAAGAGCGTTTGTAGTCAATAAAGACATAAAAGATGCTGAGGAATTGGATAGAACCATTGATTTTAATAGGTCTTTAGGATAAAATATAGAACGTATCAATAATAAATAGTTAATTATATATGGAACGCATTATAGAACTTATTATAGACGAAGAAAATGAGTTTAGCGGTATTGAAGCTATCTCAGTTGTAGAAAATCCGGCTATTGAAGAGGATTTTATCGCTCTAAAAGAGCATAAGGAAGTAAAACTTGCTGAAGTTGATAAAGAAAAGAGGATTTTGATGGGTGCAGCCCTAATCCCTAACAAAAAGATATATAGAAACAGTGGTGAAGAGGAATATTACATATTTTTCTCTGAAGATACCGTCAGAAAGGCTTCTGAACTGTTTTTAATGAAAGGCAATCAAAATAATAGCACTTTAGAACACAACGTAGAGCTCGAAGGTATGTCTGTAGTCGAATCTTGGATTATAGAGGACGAAAAAAAGGATAAATCTAGAAAATATGACTTTGATTTACCTGTAGGAACCTGGATGGTATCTGTAAAGGTTAACAATGATGACGTTTGGAATCAAGTTAAGGCAGGCGAAGTAAAAGGATTCTCTATAGAGGGGTATTTTGCAGACAAAATGGACGGCCCTAAGGAGTCTTTACCCGAACAAATGTGTTCTGAGTGTCTAGATGAATTAAATGCCGAATACGAGCTCCTAGAAGCCTTAGAAAGCCTATCTGAAGAAGTAGAATTAGAGTCTTATGGTGGTTATCCTGAATCTGCATCTAATAACGCTAAATTAGGGATTAAAAGGAACAAAGAGCTAGGGAATAAATGTGCTACCCAAGTAGGTAAGGTTAGAGGACAGCAATTAGCTAGAGGTGAGAAGTTTACTTTACCAACTCTGAAGAGAATTTACTCCTATCTAAGTAGAGCTGCTGAATATTACGATCCTAGTAAGCCTGAGGCTTGTGGAACTATCAGTTATCTTCTATGGGGTGGTAAAAGTATGCTTAATTGGACTGAGTCTAAGCTAAAAGGTATTGAGGCTGCTGAAGTAGGTCCAAAAGGTGGTATCAAGTCTTCACCTAAAGCCCCTAAGTCAGGTACTAAGAATCCTAATCCAAAAGGTAAGGGTAGTGCAAAAGGTGATGCTAGTGGAAAGACTGGTGCAAAAGTATCTGCTAAAGATAGGGCTACACTTCAAAATAAAGCTAATGACTTTAATAAGAGATATAAAGAAAAATTAGGTTATGGTGCAACTGTAGGTGCTTTGGCTAGTGTATTTCAAAGAGGACTAGGTGCATTCAACACTAGTAGGTCACCTCAAGTAAAGTCAGCTTCACAGTGGGCATTTGCTAGGGTTAATGCTTTCCTTTATTTACTAAAGAATGGTAGGCCTCAGAATCCCAAGTATACAACAGATTATGATTTATTACCTAATAAACATCCAAAATCAAGTAAAAAATAATGATAGGAAAGAAAATCAAAGCTACACCAAGTTACTCTTCACCTAAAGGTGGTAGTAGAGGTTGTCTTTGTAAAGACGGTAGAACATACTCAAGTAAATGTTGTGATGGTTCATTACAAGCTCAAGGAGTTGGAAGTGTTACAAAATCAACAACAACTTATTATTATAAATTACAGAAGTGTGGGCATAGTTCACAAAAAGAAATTTACATAGAGGGTGTTGAATTAACAGTAAATAATATCTATTATTTTGATTTTGCTAATGGTAATCATAATGGATGTTACACTGTTACACATACAAGAACATCAGGAGACCAAAAAGTAAATTCAGTTGTAGCTTACAATGATTGTGATGACTGTATAGCAGCAAACTAAAAATACAACACTTTAATTTAAATCAGTAATAATTATAAACATCAATTTTTATGAAAGCAACAGAAATCGTTTCTAAACTAAAGGACGTGCTTTTGTCTTCAACTGAAGAGGTGGAAACTCAAGAAGCTGTACAACAAGAAGTGCAGGAAGATGTACAAGAAGAAGTACAACTTGAGGCTGCCACTGAAGAAGTTACAGAAGAAGAGGTACAGTTAGAGGAAGCTCCTGAAGTGGAGGCTTCTGAAGAGGTTGAGGCTATGGAGCCTAAATCTGAAATGTCTTATGCCACTAAAGAAGAGTTAGCGGAAGTTAAGGCAATGGTCGAAAAACTAATGGGTCAATTAGAGGCTAAAGAAGAATCTAAGCAAGAAGTTCCTCAAGAACTATCTGCTGATGAAGCTCCTTTAACTCACAGCCCAGAGAACGCAACAGAGACTAAAAATTTACATTTATATTCTCAAAACGCACCTGCAACTACTCTTGATAGGGTTTTAGCAAGATTAAATAAATAATAAAAACAATTTTCTAAATTACCAAAAATGGCAACAACTACATCAATTACTACTACTTACGCAGGAGAGTTCGCAGGTGAATATATCGCTGCTGCTCTACTCGAAGGTTCTACTATCGCTAACGGTGGTATTACTGTAAAACCAAACGTAAAGTTAAAAGAGGTGATCAAAAAAGTAGCTACTGACGATATCGTTAAGGACGCAACTTGTGATTTTGACCCTACTTCAACTATTACACTTACTGAAAGAATTCTTCAACCAGAAGAGCAACAAGTTAACCTACAATTATGTAAGAAAGACTTTATCTCTGACTGGGAAGCACTTTCTATGGGCTTTTCTGCTCACAGCGATATGCCTTCTAAATTCTCTGACTTCTTAATTGCACACGTTGCAGCTAAAGTTGCTCAAAGAACTGAAAACTCTATCTGGGCAGGAGACACTTCTACAAACGGACAGTTTGACGGACTATCTACTATCTTGGCTGCTGACGCTGCTCTACCTACTGCAAACGAAGTTGCGGGTACTACAGTTAATGCAGGAAACGTAATCACTGAATTAGGTAAAATCGTAGATGCGGTTCCTTCTGCTCTTTACGGTGCTGAAGACTTAAGCATCTATGTATCTCAAAACATTGCTAGAGCTTACGTAAGAGCTTTAGGTGGATTTGGTTCTAGCGGACTAGGTGCAGCCGGTACAAATGCAATGGGAACTCAATGGTGGAATAACGGTTCATTATCTTTTGACGGAGTGAAAATCTTTGTTGCTAATGGACTGGCTTCTGATACTGCTATTGCTGCTGAAAAGTCTAACTTATTCTTTGGCACTGGTCTATTATCTGACCATAACGAAGTTAAAGTCATTGATATGGCTGATCTTGACGGTTCTCAGAACGTAAGAGTCGTAATGAGATTTACTGCAGGTGTACAGTATGGTATTGTTGATGACATCGTAACTTACGGTATCACTAACTCTGCTAACTAAGAATAATAATTAATTAACTAAAAAGGGTGGGTAAGCCGAAAAGCCTACCTACCCTTTTTTAATACCTTATAATATGGCTTGTGATTTAACTAAAGGTAGAAAAGAACCCTGTAAAGACGTAGTTGGAGGACTGAACGCAATATACTTTATTGACTATGGTGATTTAGGTACAGTTACAGAAACTGATGACGAGATTACAGATTTGTCTGGGACTTTTACTGCTTACAAATATGAATTGAAAGGTAATAGTAGCTTTGAGCAAACTATTACTGCTTCAAGAGAGAATGGTACAACATTCTTTGAGCAAACGCTAAACCTAACTCTTAAGAAACTTTCTAAAGAAGATCATAAAGAGATTAAGTTATTAGCTTACGGAAGACCTCACGTTGCTGTTGAAGACTATAATGGAAATGTATTCATTATGGGTCTTGAGCACGGAGCTGATGTGTCTGGAGGAACAATCGTAACTGGTGCTGCTATGGGAGATTTATCAGGATACACACTTACTTTAAGTGGTATGGAAGTAAAACCTGCTAACTTTGTTTCTTCACCTACTGCTGCTGATCCATTCGCAGGAATGAGTTCTGCAACAGCTACTATTACTGAGGGAACTAACTCTTAATAGTATTCATTTGATAACTAAAGGGGTTACAGAGATGTAACCCTTTTTTTTTGAACAGAAATCAAGTTATTTAGTTATACTTATATGATAAGGTTATTACCAAGTACAGGCACTCAGACCATAAGTATTGTTCCTAGAGAATATACTGAGGCTAGTGATTTAGAATTATCAATTAGGGAAGACGGTACTAGAAAGAAAGAAACATTAGAGGCCTTAACGTCTACTATAAACGGTAACTTTTTAGACATAGAATGTACTTTTAGTATTCTATCTGAGGAAAGTTCTTATTCTATAGAAATCAAGCAAGGTGATACTTTACTTTATAGAGACAAGGTTTATTGCACTTCTAAAACGGATACTACAATATCACATACTTTAAATACTGATGAATATAATCAGCACGATTCCGAAACCGAAGAGCAACAATATATAATAATATGAGTCGAAAAAATATTAGATCAGCTAGAAAAATACAAGCCCCTAAGGAGGTTAAAAACAGTATGAGGGTTTTGAACTTATCTGGCTATGAAATCCCAAGCATCAAGGAGAACACTAGAAATGATTGGGTTGAGTACGGTGACAATAATGATTATTTCGCTGAACTTATAGAGAGATATTTAGGTAGTCCTACAAACTCAAGATGTATCAATGGTATTGTTGATATGGTTTATGGTAGAGGACTAAACGCAACAGACTCAACAGAGAAGCCTGAAATGTTCGGCAAGATGCAAAGTGTTCTTAGATCGAGTGACGTAAAGAAGATGGTTAATGACCTTAAGATGTTAGGTCAAGCTGCTATCCAGGTTGTATATAAAACTGGTAAAAAAGAAATTGCAGGTCTTTATCATTTCCCTATGGAAACATTAAGGGCTGAGAAGGCTAAAGATGGTAAAGTAAAAGGTTATTATTATCACCCTGATTGGGCCAATATAAAGCCCTCTGACAAGCCTAAAAGAATACCTTCATACAAGAACGGTAGTAGGTCAGAGAAGATTGAAATATACTGCGTTAAACCGTACAGAGCAGGGTTCTATTATTATTCCCCTGTAGATTATCAAGGATGTTTACAGTATTGTTCTTTAGAGGAAGAGGTGTCAAACTATCACCTAAACAATATTAAGAATGGATTACAACCTTCTTTGTTATTGAACTTTAATAATGGTATTCCTTCTGATGAGATTCAAGAAAGAATCGAAAGAAAGATATATGATAAATTCAGTGGGTCTTCTAATGCAGGTAGATTTATACTAGCATTTAATGAAAGTTCAGAGGATCAGTCTACGGTTGAACCTATACACTTACCGGATGCTCACGCTCAATATGAGTTCTTAGCTAAAGAAAGTAGAGAGAAGATTATGATAGGCCACGGTGTTGTTTCACCTATTCTATTGGGTATAAAAGATAATACTGGATTTGGTAATAATGCTGAAGAACTTAGAACTGCTTCTATCCTTATGGATAATATTGTTATTAGACCATTCCAAACTTTACTTATTGATGCATTCAAAGAATTACTTTCCTTCAACGGTATAATGCTAGACTTATATTTCACTACTCTTCAACCAATTGAGTTCACAGAGCTTGATAATATTGCAACTAAGATTAAGAGAGAAGAGGAGACTGGTGAGAAGTTATCTAGTCAAAAAATAGATGAAGAGGAGGAGTTATTAAACATAGAGGTTGAAGAAGAGATAATAGAACCTAACGAGGAAGAATAATATGAAAGCATTATTTATAACATTAAAAGAACTAAAGAGAAAATCAATATTTGACGGTAATCTCGATGCTGATAAATTAATTCAATTTGTTGAGGTGGCCCAGGATACTGAGATACAACAGTTCTTAGGTACTAAACTTTATGAAAAATTACAGACGGAAATTATAGGTGATACCCTATCTGGTAACTACGAAACATTAGTAAATGAATATATTAAGCCAATGCTTATTTGGTATACTCAAGCGACTTATATTCCTTATGCAGCATATCAAATATCTAATGGGGGAATATATAAACATAATTCAGAGAATGCTACATCTGTAGATGAATCTGAGATTAGGACTTTAGCTGCTCACGCAACGGAAACTGCTGAGTTCTATACGCAAAGATTTATGGATCATATGAACTACAATAGTTCTTTATACCCTGAATATGTAAGTAATCAAAATGATGGGATGTATCCGGAGAGAGATGTAAACTTTACTGGGTGGGTTTTATGATAAAGGAAGTGAAGAAGGTTTATAAGCCAAAAAAAGAAAACGAAATTAAATTAAATAGTTATTTAAAAAAGAGAGATGGCGAATCAAATAAATTGGGGAAAGGTATATTGTGATATGGAGACCAACGATGCCTTCGGTGTCGATGAACAATGGTCAACATTTGCAATCAACGATTTATCTACTCCCACTTGTTGGGGACTTGTTCCAGTAACACCGTTTACAGCAGATATGGTTAGCTATTTTGGAGGTAATATAACAACAGATACAACACAATTTACAGCAGATAAAACACAATTATAAATAAAATAAAATGGCACAACAACTAATTGGAATTGGGACAACAGCTAATGATGGTACTGGAGACCCGTTAAGAAGTGCGTTTGATAAATCTAATGACAACTTTACGGAGCTATATGGAAAGCCTGATTTATCTTTAGCTACTAATACGCTAACGCTAACAAAACCTGATGGTACTACAGATACTGTAGATCTAGCTCCTTATTTAGACGATACTGCAATAGTGAGTGCTTCAATCGATGGGTCAGGCATTGTAACTTTTGTAAATAGTGATACGTCTACTTTTACTCTTGATTTGTCTAGTCTGTTAGATGACACTAATTTAATCACTAGTGTAGATGGTGGTACAGGATTAGAAGTTGATACTACTACTGGAGATGTTACGGTAAGCATTTCTGATGGTGGTGTAGATACTTTGCAATTAGCAGATGATGGAGTTACTTATGATAAAATGGCGGAGGAATTTACTACTGCTGCTGTTATTTCTGCAAGTGATGTAGACTTTAGTTCTGCTGCGGTATTTACAAAAACAATATCAGGTAACACTACACTTACATTTTCAAGCGTAGAAACAGGAATGGTTAAGGATTTAGTCATTACAGGTGCTTATACTTTAGCACTACCTGCTTCGGTTAAGACAATCACAGGAACGTATGATGGTTCAGTAGGAAACCTAATTCAAATAGTATCAACTAATGGCTCAACAGAACAATGGGCAACAATCTCTCAAGAAGCATAATTATGGGAAAGAAAGCAATAAATAGAAACGGTGTAATAAAGGTTTACGAAGGTGTACCTAAAACCTTATACTCTTCAACAGGAACTTACTTAAATGCTCCTGCTATGACAAGTGGAGAGTTAAGAAGTGCAGGTTTATTTGATGTAGTATTACCTGATGGTTATGATTCACAAATACACGATCTATCGGAAATCTATTGGGATAGTGCCAACACACAATTTACTTACGACAAATCAAATAAGACTTGGTCGCAAACAGTAGCTGAACTTAAAGAACAAAAGATAGCTAACTTAAAATCATCTGCTAACTCTGAACTATCAAAAACCGATTGGTATATAGTAAGAGAAGCTGAAGGTGGTACTGCTGCACCTCAAGATATTTTAGATGAGAGAGCAGGTATAAGAACTACAGTAGCTACAAAAGAGAGTGAAATAAACGCTAAAACTACAAAGGCATCAGTTATTACTTACGATATAAGTCTATAATATGATTGGTAAAAGATTAATAAATACAGGAGCAGCAGCAGATGCGGTATTCACTCCATCAGAACACTTTAACACTGTACTCTATACAGGTAACGGAGGTACTCAACGTATAGGAGGGTATATAAATAGAGGTGCAGTATTTAATGGGAGTAGCAGCTATATTGATTTAGGCAATAACGAATCAAATAACAAATCTTTAATATCTGTTTCCTGTTGGTTTAGAACTTCTTCTACTTCAACAGCAATTATTTGGAATAATGGCGGTAACGACTCATCCTCTACAGGTTTAGCTTTAAAATCTTTAGCTTCAGGTGTGCTTTATTTTCAGGCAAATACAAGTGGAACAAGTGTTACTGATACAGGAACAACTACCATAAATGATGGAAATTGGCATCACGTTGTAGTTAATTATGATAATGGAGATTTTAATGTATATCTTGATGGTAATTCTACTGCTGAATTAACAGGAACTTCTTCTGCCTTTACAACTACTGCAAATCAAAATTTTATAATTGGTAGGCTTTCAAGAGTATTAGTAGATTATTTTAACGGTGCAATAGACCAATTTAGAATATTCAATAGAGAGCTTACAACTACAGAAGTAACTACTCTATATGGAGAAACATTTGCTTCAGCATCTAAATCAGTTACTGATATATTCTCGGATAGTTCAGCTGTTGCTTTATACCAATTAGATGGTAATGCAAATGATACAGGAGGAGCAAGTGGTAAGTTTGGAAGTGCTGCTATATTTAATGGGAGTAGTAGTTATATAGATTTACCGTTAACAACTTCAAATCTTTTTGCAGGAAAAAACACATTTACTTTATCTTTATGGTTTAACACTACTACTACAGGTAGAAATGATTTTTTTAATGACTACGCAGGAACAAGTTTTAATCAAATATGTAGAATAAACAATACTGGTACAGCAGGTAATTTATACTTTTCGGAAAGATATAGTGGAGGAACAACCTCATATACAACGTCAGGAACCGCATATAATGATGGTGTTTGGCATAATGTTATTATAGTTTTTAATAATAGTAATAACACAAAAACAATTTACATAGATGGTTCATTAGAGACTACATATAGTGTTTCCAGTAATGGGTGGAACTCAAGTGTTTCACAAAAAACTGTATTAGGTGCCGAATATGGAGGGTCTTACAACAAATTCCTAAACGGCAAAATAGACGACGTAAGAATCTATTCAGACGTACTAACCTTAACAGAAGTAGGATATTTATACAACAATACAACGGCTTCAATTCCAACAGATAATCTTGAGGCATACTACAAATTAGATGGAGATGCAAGAGATGAACAACAGCTATACGATGGTACTGCAACTAACGTAACTTACGCTTATGATGGTACTGCTACTAACGTAACTTACCAAGAGGCTACGAATTTTTCTCCTGATTTAATTTGGATAAAAAACCGCTCAACAGGTTCTAATCATATTTTGCAAAATACTGTCGCAGGTATAAACCATCCCCAATACTCTGATGCGACTTATTTAGGTTCTGCAGATTCAGTATTTGGTCACGTTGATTTAGTCTCAAGTAATGGTTTTGCGGTTGATGAAGGAAATTCAGGAGAGGCTAATGCAAATAAGTCAGGAGATGACTACGCAGCTTGGTGTTTCAATGCAGGAGAAGGTGCAGCAGCTACTAATAACGATGGAACTATAGCAAGTACTGTAAAGGCTAATCAGGATGCAGGGTTTAGTATTGTGGAATATACAGGGACAGGTTCTAACGCAAGTTTTGGACACGGATTAAGCTCGTTAGTTGAACTGGTTATCGTAAAAAGAACAAATGCTACAGAGGATTGGTTTGTATTGTATGATACAACAAATACGCCACCAAATTATATGAAACTAAACACAACTTCGGTAGGCGGTACT